GCACATATCTTCCTCCTTTGAAAGTGGGGACCGGACCGCGAATTGATCCGGTCCCCACTATTTGATCAGTTAACCCTTGCCGCATCCACATTCGCCACTTGGGTTAATGCAAGAGGGGTGGATGGGGCGATCGCCGTCAGACTTTTTATCTTCGCACCCAAGGCGGTAACCCTGGGCGAAAAGCTTCTCGCCTGTCTCCTGGATTTCTTTTTCTTGCTCGCTTGCCATGAGGCCCCGCTAACCTTTCAGATCTTTGGTTCGGGTGTGGGTTTCACTACGCACGGGCATCTTTTCACCAACATGTGGTGAAATCTGCAAATACCCCTACGACTAAGGACTTCCCACTGACTCAGCTTTGCCACTGCGCTCCGCAGTGATGGCAAATCCATGAACCGTCCCCACCAGTTACTTGCGAACTTCCGCACCCGGGGCAACTCATGGACAGTGTGGCCATTTCACGAATGTCCCGCATGGCGAGAACAATTCGCTGCCACAGGGTGTACTTCTTTCGCATCATGACTACGCTCCCGGAATACAGAAGATGCAAGTGCACTTGATGCAGTGAGTGCTCGGGTCTTCGCCGTCATATTCGGCGTAGACGCAAGCGTTACATTCCCCGCACTCTTCTTCTTTGTCGTCAGGCATTGTTTTCATTGTTCATACCACCTTGTGAACTCGGATGACCTTTTCACCCAAGGTGAGGTCGAATTTCCAGTCAATCACCCGAAGGTACGGAAGTTCTTTCACCTTGTCTTCGAGCAGTGCGGCAACATAAAAACCTGCTACCGACTGGTCGAAAAACTGTGCAATCTGGCAGACGACTTCTAAGAAGTCACTTGTTGTGCCTTCGTAGGTTTCCTCGCCCTCGAAGTGAAACTCGAACATGATTCACTCGCCGGGGTTCTTGTCAAGATTTCGGCAAGCAGCGCAAATCTGAGTGCCGTGGAAAGTTCCGGGGTGAGGATTGCCCGGCTCATTGGAACCGTAAGCCTTTGCCGGTGAAACAGGGGGACCGCTAACTCGCTCGGTCGCGCGGAGTGAAGTTGTTGCGCGAGTTTCCTTGCGTCGGCGAAGTTCGGCGTGGCAAATGGAAATCGCGGCACGAACATCCTCCAGTTCCGGCGTCTCATTGCGATTGCTCGCAAGAGAAGCTTCGATACTCTGGAGGTCCTTCATGTTTCGCTGGATAGTGTCGTCCGTCATCATTCGGACGGTGCGCGTGTACCAGGATTCACGTGAATTGTTCACGGGGTCCTGGGCGATCGGCGCGCTCACCAAAATGTGAACGCCGCTACTCTTGCTGCTTTCCTGCCTGTTCGCCCATGTGACAAGTGCCGCAGCAATTTCACGTGCGATACGGGGGTCATTGACGGTGCAAACGAAAGCTCCCCCCTTTTCGACGAAAACGACATTGTCCGACCTGAATCGAACTTCCATGTTCTCGAAGTTGTCGTCAGCGGAATTGACCTCCATCCTGTACGGCTTTCCGTCAAAGATGGCGTTGATCATTTCCATGACCTTGTTGGTTGTCACTTGTTACCTTCCTTAGAACGGGCAGTAGATCTTTTTGCGTCGCTCGGCGATGCGCTCGACATCTGAAAGCTTCCACACTTCTCGCGTGAAAGGCTTCCAAATAAGCGGCTGCTTGCAGTCACATTTCTCGTAGCGGAGCAAGGTTTCATCGGCTCTGAAATGTTCGATGAGACCACTGTCGCCACAAGTGAAGCACCACCATGTGGGAACTTCGTTGAACTTGACGAGACGAATTGTCACTTGCCCTCTGGTTTCGTCAGAAGCTCAAGGTAGTGCCAGTACATTACCCTGCACCTTTCTCGCCAATACTTTGGATACCCAGGGTCATTCATCTTTCGCTCATGGAACAAAAGCTTTCGTTCCATTTCCTGCGCCGACTCGTTCATTTTCTTTTCCCTCCCTCATTCGGTCAAAGCCGGGGCCCGAAATTCCGGTCAAAGTCCGGGCCCCGCCCTTTCACCGCCTAGGGGGTTTTGATTTTCACGCTAACGCTAATCCCTTTGAGTGAAATCACTATTAGACTCGTGCCGAACAGCACGGCGACCAATAGCAACACAATCGAAAAAGTCCGAGAGCCTTTGAGCGCGGTGAAAAAGCTTCTTGCCTTCTTCGGTTTGCGCAGCATGAAACTCGGTACTTGAAAGCTGAAGTTCGCCCGAACTTTCTTCCGGCGATGCTTGCCCCGTGTCATTCTGCTCAGCTCTCATTGTTCTTGAAGCCTTTCCCCAGAATCATGCGCGCCTGCTTGATGCGGATAAGTTCCGCAGCTTCACGCGCTGAGAAATGGTCAACGCAAATGAAGCCAACCTTGCCGCCGTCAGTGCGAATGGCGCGGAGCCTTTCGTCATTGATTACAGCAAGGTTGTTCATGCACGCGGCATAGACCTTGAGGAATTCATTCACGTCCTCGCGTGCGAACTTGTTGGTGAGAGTCAGCCACCAAAAGTCCGTGCCATTGTTCGGCCCCGACCGCTTCAGTTCAAAGTCATCGAGACCATACAAGTCAAGGAAGTCGGTCAGACTTTCCTCAGAGGTGAAGCTGAATCGCGTCTGGCCCATTCGCTCCGACCATTCGTCGATAGCGGCGATGCCAAAGCTTTCCACCCGCTTGAAGGGGTACGCGTTCCACGCGTGAAGAAGTTCGCACAGGTGGAAGTGAACCTTCAAAGTGACCGGGTGAAGACTGTTCGGCCAATTGATGCGAGAAGAATGACCATTGAGCGCGTCATGGTCATTAATCGTCGCGGGAATTGATACTTCGTGCACTGTTGCCACCCTTGTGTGAGTTATTTTTTGGTGGTGGTGCGATCCTTCACCCTAGCCAAAAACTTTCGGCCACGAAAGCCTTGGCTAGAGATTGGGAAGTTTTAGTTGTTCATGTGGGACTTTGCGTACTCTCGCAAAGAGTGTCATTCCCCGCTCTTGATGTAGTCCAGCGCCAACTGGAAAAGTTCCGGGTCGTTCTTCTGCATTTCCCGAACGGCCACAGCCATCTGGTCCCGATATTGCGGGTACCAAACGGGACTATTCAAGAAACCTTCCAGCACGCTGTGAACATACGCCAAGTCCTCAACAAGCTTGTGCAGCGTGGTATTCACGTCACGAACTTGCTGAGAAAAGCCAGCGTCGATGGAACTCATCACAACATACGCCAATTGTCGGCGCACATTGTGCTGCATCTTCTCCCCCATCACGGCCGTGTTGCGCGTGAAAGGCCGTTCTTTGGGGTTAGTGATGATGCGAATGAAATCTTCAACGTCCTTCAATTCACCCGCGTAAGGGATCAATTTCCGGTCGCTGTCAAACAATGCAGCTGTCGGCTTGCCGTACAGGAAAGCATTGTTCTGCCTCCCATAACTTTTGAGTGAACCCAACTTCTCCAGATCACTCACCGCACGTCGAACAGTGGCTTCACTGATTCTTTCGTGCGGGCCATTCTCGCGGAGACCCAAGTTCACGCGTTCGGCAACTTCTCGAACGGTAAGCTTTTCGTCTTCGCCAAACACGCCGTACACAAGACTTTGGTTAGAAGCCTTGACTTTCTTTTTCTCGCTAAGATTCACGTATCCTCCAATCTTTTGAAAGTTAGCCCTAAAGTCTCAGGACTATGGGCCCCCGCCCGGTATGTCCGCTTTTGCAGATCCTCAGGATGTGTCAATCAGATTCTACAGATCTGCAAGTCTATATGCAACGCTGAAAAAGCCGCAGGTCAGGGGCCTATTTTGTGCAAAAGTCATGGGACTCACAGTCAGCCGACACTCCTTTCAGTCGGTCTGGCTGTGAGGTCCCGGTTGGTTATAAACAGGGTGAGTTGTCCGATTTACCCCAACAGTCCCCGGGTGCCCCAACAGTACCCATACGGAGTAGTTCACCCGTTTGGCCCCATTCAACTTTTGGAAAGTTCGTGAGGCCAAAACTTTTGAGGTCAAAGCAAAGTTCACTTGTTCGCTCAAAGTTTGGTTGTTTGCGAACCCTCTCACCTATAGGCGTCGACCGGCGGAAATTCCACTCCGGAAGACCTCTCACCCTAGGGGGTCGGCCGCCAGAAAATAGGCACAAAAAAAACCCCCTCAATTGAGGGGGTTGGGTCTGACCTTTCAGTCTTTCATCGGCTGGTAAGTTCCGGTGCATTTCGGATTCCCGCATGGCCCGCCATTGTATGGGCCGGAATCTTCTTCAACATCTACGTTGTCACACTTGCTGCATACCAAGTACTTCACTTGTTGCTTCCTTTCGTCTTTGGCTTCTACCCAAAAAACCCCCGGCCATTTGACCGAGGGTAATTTGGTCTAGCGGGTTTTACTTGTTGGCGGGCTTTGCGGCCGTCGCCTTCTTTGCCGGGGCGGGAACTTCCTGAGCGGGAACCTTCTCGGCGTCCACCTTCTCGGTCTCACCCTCATTCTTCACGGCCGGGGTGTTGTCACTCTTGTTGTCGGCAGGCTTCTCGCTTTCCGTCTTCGCCTCCGACTCCTTCGCAACAATTGAGATCTTCACCGTACGGGTTTCCGTCGTGTTCTCACCCGTGGTGACTTCCTTGGTGAAATCGAACTCCGAAACCTGCGGCGCATCCGGAGTCTTCACGGTCTTCATCGACCGGAAGTCCTTACCGATCGCCTTGTAAAACTCGGTTTCGACTTCTTCACCCGTGACCTTGTTGGCGGGGAACTGACCGGCCCCGAACAGTTCCGAAACCTTGTCAGCCACCGCGTGGAAATTGGCCTTGCCATCCTTTGCGATGGAAGTGCCGTTGACCATTCCATCACCGATGCGCGTCATGTAGGACGTGCTACTTCCACCCGAAGCCTTTCGGCCCCGAAGACTCTTCAGAGAGTCAGCTTCCGGGAGAAGCGAAACAAGTCCACCCTCAATCGGCTTTCCTGCGGCAGTGAGAATGCCATCGACCATTGTTGCCATTGCCTTGATTCCCTCACGCGCGGAATCGATGGCGGGCTTTCCGTCGTTGACGGCCTTTCGGAGATCAGCATTCTCCTTCTCCGAAAGCGGCGGGGTCACCTTGGTCTTGGCGAATTCCCGCAGTTCCTTCAGAAGCTTCTCGGCCTTTGCGGTGATGGCCTGGTATTCCTTCTCCTTCTCCGACATTTCGGAGTCCTGCGGAGCGTGCACCGCCCAAAGCTTGTCCAGCTCATCCGCGTAACCGGGCTTTGTCGGGTCCTGCGCCTTTGCCGCGTTGATCTTCACGATCCGCTCATTGTTGAGCAGGATCATCTTTTCGGTCTCGGCCCACTTGTCCTGGAGCGGCTTAAGTCCCGCGTCAGGGATACCCATACCCTTGACGACCTCAAGCGCCTCTTCGAACGTCATGCTGGCCATGATGTGATCCTTTCGGTTGGGTGTTGCCTTATCGCTTCCCAAGGGAAGTCTATCAGCCCTTGAAGCGGCAATGGGCATAACTCACCCCTCGGAAGGGGCGAATTTTTCGTGTCCGGTTTGACCGTTCACGGTTATGCCCAAAGCCGCATCGCGCTAAGCGAATGCTTATGGATCACTTGTCAAGCGTTGAACATGAGTCACACCTAAAGGTGGCGCTCATATTCTTGGCTAGTGGAGTCGACTTATTCCGACGGACCATTGTTCAGTGGTTCGCACTTATGCGGTATGGGAGTACAAACTTCCCAGGGAAGGCAATTTCGCGCCTGCTGAAACGGATGGTCGGAAGAGTTTCGACTCACAATGTTCTATCGCGGAAAGTCGCCCACGCTTCCCAGCGTTGAAGACTTTCGGGTGAATCCCGATGTTTAGTTCTCAAAGTTTTGCCGGGCGACATTCGCACGCTCTAGGGAAAACAATTCCCCGCCTTGGTGCCCAATCTGCGCACGGAATCTAACCGCCGCTGGACCGGAGCCGCTGACCTACATCCAGAACATTAGCGACTGGACGCCTAGGCCCCAAACTTCCACCCGCTTTTCCAGCCGCCGACAAAAAAAGTGGGGACCAATCCGAAGACTGGCCCCGCACTTTCTCAGACGTGGTACGGGTTTCGGATCGATTCAGAATGAATCAGATCCTGCGAGTCGAACATGTACGGGTGAACGCCCTCGAAAGGCTTGTGCGTTCCGCTGTACTCGTAGACGTTGACGAGAATCTCCGTTCCGTCAAAGTCCCCCAGCTTTACTGCCTGACGGTGGAATTCGAGCACCGACTGAAACCAGTCCGTCATGATCTCGAAAGTCATGACTGCCGTACGCCGATCCTCCTTCTCACTGTCCAGAAACGCGATGGCTCCGATGAACTTCTTCACTTTGATCACTTACCCTTCTTCACGAAACGGAACGACTTGTCACCGGGGCGACGAACCATCGACGCGCCATTCTTCGCACGCTTGTATTCGATGGCGTTGAAATAGTCATCGAAAGCGTCGGCGTATTCCTGGTACGCGTCGGCGTGAAAGTCTTCCCACGTGACTTCACTGAGCGGCGCGTAGTTCGGCATCGGAGGAATGACAACGGGAACAATGTCCGCGCCCATCGGCTCGTCACCCTCAACACCGAAAGCCATGGCCAGCAGACCAATCAGACCCGCGATGATGACTGCGATTGTTCCCGCGTACATGATCTCCCCCAACTTTCGCCTTGGTGACTTACAAGGGAAAGTTTGCCAGGGGGATTAATGTTGTCCTGATTTCCACTCGCGTTTCCTTTTTCTGGTTCCCTAGCCCCAGTTCACCCAAAAAAGCTTGTCAACCATTCCGCCGCCCCGTAGACCATCAAAAACCAAAAGTACGCCTCAAACTTTAGGGCCTCGAAATCAAAGTGTTCGACGAGGTAAATACCGAAAACAAAACCAACTGTTACAGGCACCCAAGCGACGAAAGTTGCAAGGGTCGCCCCGACCAGGAATTTTTTCACTTTTTCTCTCTACAGTTGTCAACCAACAGGTACCGACGTAAAATTAGAACACAGTAACCCCAAACCCAAAAAGGCCACTCACGGAACTTAAAAAGGAGGCCCTTGGGAAGTTTTGCTGGAAGATTCGCTAATCCAGTTGCCGACGCAAGACTTGCGCAAAGTATGAGCGGGCCGGCTTTGGCTAAAAGATTGGGCCTAAGTCGCCAGTACATTTCCCGCGTAGAGCAGGGAACTTATAGCAAGCTGAACCCTGCACTTCAAAAGTGGACAGCGGAAGCTTTGAACATCAATCTCGCTGCGGTTTCGCATAGATACGAGGTCTTTCAAAAGGCATCGCGCATCGCGACGAAAGAGCGTTTCAATCCTCACAAGTTGGAGCGCCACGGAAGTTCCCTGCCTGGCCACGTTATCTTTGAAAGATGGCGGAGCGGCTACTGGACTTCCCCAGTTCAATTCGCTGTGGCTTTTTGCGTGCACCCTGACATGGTGCAGAAGTACGAAGAAAACATTGTGAACAAGATGCCACAGCAGGTATTTGAGGCATTGCTCGAAGTAAAGTTGATCGACAACAATTGGTCAGAAACTTTTGAAAGTTTGGGAGCAGCCCCCAGGGGGTGAGGCTCTGTACGGCTCTCTAAGGACCTGTCAGGCTGAGGCTGAAGGTAAGTGCCTAAGAGGGGGTCAAGGGCGCGAGAGGTACCGTCAAACGCCAGGAAGGGGCATCCTAGGGGGTGATCATGGATTTCCGGCCCCCAGCCCCGTCTTATTGACAACCGTTTTCACTAGAAAGTTGAGGCAACAATTGTGAAGCTGCTAAAAAACTTTTGGGTATCCGTTCGGCGAAACCCTGTCATCAATGCGTTTCTCATCGCGGTAGCTTTGCAGGTCTTCCAGGATTGGCGCATGGGAAACATTGACTTCGCGCATATCCTTGGGTACCTGGCAACAACTTTCATCGCAGTAGCGACGCGGTATTTCACGGTGCCTGAGAAGGAGCACTTCCAGGAAGTTGAAAACCTGCACGCTGAAATTCAGAAGCGAGGTCGCTGGTGAGCGAAGTTGCAACTTTGACTGACGTAGATCTTGACCTGATTCACTTCATCGAAAGGTTTTGCGCTTCAACTGGTGGCGCTCCAACCGACGCCCAAATCAATGCTCGTTACAATTTGCCTGAAGAAACTCTCACAGCTTTCAAAGCTAACCCACTTGTTCAGAAGAGCTTCAAAGTTCGTGGAATCATGTTCCCCGCGGCTGAAGATTGTTTCACCCCTGAGCAAATGCATGCTGCTGCGGTGATGACAGATCTGATTGATCGCAGGAGCGACGAAAAGAAACTGCGCGACATGGGTATTTCTAGTCGACAGTGGTCTATGTGGCTTCAGGATCAAAACTTTGCCGACTACCTTCGGCAGCGCAGTGAACTTATGCTGGAACACCAAATGCATGAGGCTCACAAGGGTCTCATGAAAGGTGTGCGCAATGGAAATGTCGCAGCTGTCAAAACTTATTACGAAGTGACCGGAAGGTATCGACCTAACGAGGAAGCTCAGGTCGACGTGCGACGAATCCTTCACACCTTTATTGAGATCATTCAGAAGTACGTGAAGGACCCGATCATTCTGCACAATCTAGCCATGGATTTGAGTCAGGCGGCATCGGCTGAAAGTTTGTCGACTGGACTTTCAAATAACATGCTGGCTGGCGCGCAGAGCTACAGAATGCAAACAATTGCAGGTCAGGCGCAAATAGCTCCGCAGGTTCCAGCCCCTCCGAAGTTTGAGGAAATGACTGATGGCTGAAGGAATTGGCAGGGAACTCAAACCCACGAAGCTGAACATTAAGCCGGGTAGTGAAATCAATCCCGCCCCGGTAACAAAGCCTGACGATTTTGGTCAGGTTTACTCAGCAGCAAAAGACTATGCTGGCGGAAATGTTCCCTCGGCAGAAGAAAGTAACCGAGCGCATTTTAACAGTGACGCCGACAGTAGCCAGCAAAGTTTGCACCATACTTTGGGTCCTGGGCGAAATCAGTCCAGCCCTGGTAACCACATTCACGACGGTGTAACCTCGCCAAAGATAGGCAAGCTGGAAATGGACCCGGTGAATCTTGGAAAGACTCGCGCCGAGTGGACAATTCCAGCTGCGCCTACCGTGAATGACCTTGTGACACTTCTCTCGAAGTTCGTTAACTTTAGGCAGGTGTGATGACTTTCCTCCAAAAGCTTGCAGACCTTCTGAATGAATTCGGTTGGGACGACAAGACCGACACGGCCGACTTTGTTCTCGCCGAAGAGGTTGAAGTTTTCCTCAACACGAAGGTTGTCCCGACACCTGAGCCGGAACCCGGTGAAGAAGTAGAAGTTCCCACCACTCCCCCGGCTCCGCCCACTGGAGGCTGAAATAAATGTCTGCACCTATGAGTCACAAGCAGTTTTTGAAGATTCTCGACGAGTGGGACATTCCCACTGAGGATAACTCGCGCGGCGACGTAAAGTGGTTTGAGCACAATCGTAATTCACGCGGAGCGTGGGGGGAAGTTCACGGCTCTCTGAATCACCACACGGGCGGCAAGGACAACAAGGCCGGTCGGGATGTTCTTTGGCGGGGGTACGCAAGTCTCCCTGGCCCACTTTGCCATGGTGGAATTACCACCACTGGAAAGGTTCTTCTCAATGGCTGGGGACGGTGCAATCACGCCGGACTTGGCGACGGAAATGTTCTCGCAAAGGTTAAGGCTGAGAACTATAAGGGTGTCCTGAAGCCTGGAAAGGCTGACACCGACGGGAACCGTGCTTTCTACGGTTGGGAATGGATGTATGACGGTCTTTCCAACCCGGAAACTGAGTACCCGAAGCTTTATCATACTGCCGTACGCCTGAATGCTGCCATCTGCACTTTCCATAATTGGAAGGCGGAAAGTGCTTTCGCTCACGGCGAATGGCAGCAGGGAAAGTGGGACCCCGGAAAGTCTAGCGGAAAGCTTTTCGACGTAGCCCGTTTCAGGAACCACGTCGAGCAGGCAATTGAAGAAGGCCCCAAGCCGAAGAAGCCACTTCCTCAGCGACCCGCAAATCCCACGCCCACGCTTCCGTCGATGAAAGTTATAACCACAAAGAATGGTGACACTCTTTGGGGGCTTGCTGAAAAGCACCTCGGCGACGGCCGACGTTGGCTTGAAATTGTTGAGGTGAATCAGAAGCTCATTCACTTTGAGCCGAACATCAAGCTTCAGATCCCCAAGAAGTAGGGAAAGTGGGAGATCTCACAGCTAACCTTGATTTGTATAAACCCGCTACGACGGAATTCGTCGACGTAAACACCCAGCTCAACAGGAATTGGGAAATTCTTGACACTGCTGCAAAGCGGCTGATGGAATATGAATACGTCACGGACCCCGTCCCAAATGTTACCGGCTCTGTCGATAGGCCAAAGTTTTACAAGTCCTATTCGAACAGTGTCATGACATACTTTCAGTCCGGCCGCTTCTTTTGGCAGAGCCCTTCTAGCCCTGTCAACAGTTGGACTAGCGGGAAATCTTGGCTGACTGGCGGGTACAAAGAATATCCCAACCTTCCATTTTTCGTTCGGGAGAACAAAGTCATCTCCGGAGCGACAAAGCGTGAAATTGAGTGGATCGGGGCAATTCAGCTAAATGACGGCGACACTATTCCCGTAAGCACGACAGTTGTTGTCATTCCTGACGGTGGAATTCCATCCGCATTCCGGCCCGCTCGATCGCAATACTTTAACGTGTGGTGTGGCAACACTTCCACAAATTACAGCATTGCGCGCGTCTTTCTCAACGAACTTGGCAGGATGGAAATTCGAAGGTACGGGTCAAATCCTACTGTCGGGTCCGGTGAAAGCCGCATTGAATTCACTGGGATCAAATACGATGCAGGTGTTACGGGGTGAAACATGGCATACTTGAACTTTAACAAGATTGCACCGCCGGCCCCGAATGATCCACTTGTTGATGAAGCTGCACAGATAAATGCAAACTGGGACCACATTGAGGCGAAACTAACGCCTTATATGAAAGGTGGGACCATGACGAACGTAGAAACAGGCCAAGAGCATTTCAACGGCTCTTTTGAATTCTGCGTTCGCGGCACTTCGTCACTCATCGCTCCTCAGAACATTTCAGAGGGTTGGTCGGCGTGGACTAACTTTCCTGTAGCTGTAGCACGAGCACCCAGGACAGGATTCACCCCAAAGTGGCGAAACAATCCACTTTATCGAATGGTGGAATGTACTGGCGGTTTTCAGTATGACGCCGCTGCAAGCGCCTGGCCCATGGGATCTTTCTTTCTGCTCAATTCGGATGCCGCTGGCTCTCCTCCAGCATCAATGCAGCCGATCGGAAACATTCACTACAATCCCTGTGCTATTTCCCTGAATACAGGGTCAAGTACTTCTGTTGCGCAGGGTGGGCTCATTAAAGTTGAGCAGCCAGTGGGAAATACTTACGTCCGCCTATCAGTGCAATATATGGGCGGCGCTGGTGGCGGCAACTTTGTTATGGTTGACCAAGTTTGGTGGTGGTACTAATGCCGGTCACGCCAAACTATGGATTCAATATGGCAGACCCAAATGACAGCATGGCCAACTTTGAAACTTGGCTCAATGCGAACTGGGACAAGCTAGCCGACATTCCCGCCGCCCCTGCTGGCACAAGTCTACCAACAGCCGGGAATTATAATGTCGGCGACAGGTTTTACAAGAGCGACACCCAGTCAATCTATCTGCTCGCATGTAAAGATGCGAACTGGGGTTGGCATTGGCGACCCATCCAGGATGCCATTTCCCCCTGGGTGACAGTTCCCAATACATGCATGGACATTACCGGCTGGACTTTGAATCCCGTTCCAGCCGCACCTTTCCAAATAGCTCTCGACAATAGAGGTCAGTGCTACTGGCGAGGAATCATCGGGCCAACCTCCGGAAACATCTCGAGAAATGTTTCGTACCAGCTTTTCAAAACCCTGCCTATTGGACTTAGCCCACGAGAAGGCGGGGGTTACATGCTGGGACATTCTCCTGTTTCAGTAGGAACCGTCGACACGAACCTGAACATTTATCAGGGTGTCCGACTTTTCCTTCAGGACGACTTCAACACTTCTAGCATCCGAGCTTTTGGCGGAACTGCCGACTTTAACCGGGTCTATTTGACCGGCGTACAATATGCTGTCGGAACAGCAAGGTACACGGCAGTGTGAGAAAAGTTTGAACTTGCGGAGTTTTGCGGGGGCCGCAGGAATGTAGGCTGGAACTGCCGGGCAGGTTTCTGGAGCGACGCAGGAGCGGAGGGGGCCTGCCCGGTAGTGCCTGCCGTATTCCGGAGGTAGGGCCCCCCGCAAAATGTAGCAAGTTTAAAGTTTTCGAACTGAATTGGGGAATCCATGTATGATGTAGAAATTTACCCTGTTGGGCTGTTTATGGATTTGAAGCATAAAAGGTATCGACGAGGTCTAGAGTATTTGAAGTACCAATTGGGTAGGAAAAACTTTCGGGCCGTTAGGCAATATTTCAATGGTTATTTGGCTGAAGCTAGCGAAGGAACTCGATGCGGTCATGGATGGACTAAGAATCGAGCGCGCAAAGACCTGATCCATCATCTGAACTACGAACTTTAAAAAGGAGGTCATGCCGCCTAGGCAAAAGAAGATCGCCAACATTCAGGATGCATTTCGAGACCTCGGAGAAAACCTTGCAAGAGTTGCAGATTTTCCAGATATCAATTCGTACGTTCCTCACGCAAAGCAGAAGAAGTTTCATAACTCCGCCAAGCGAATTCGTCTTTATATTGGAGGAAACCGGTCCGGCAAAACTACGGGAGGTATCGTTGAAGATATTTGGTGGCTCACCCGGAGTCATCCTTTCCAGCGAATTCCGGATCGACCAATTGCCGGACGAATCATCTCGGTTGACTTTCTCAATGGAATTGAAAAAATCATCAAGCCTCAGCTCAAGCAATGGCTTCCACCATCTCAACTCCGAGGGGGCTCTTGGTTCTCTGCTTACGAAGCATCTACGAGAACACTTTATCTTGAAAATGGTTCTTTCGTTGAACTCATGTCATACGACCAAGACTTGGACAAATTTGCGGGAACGTCACGGGATTTTGTCCATTTTGACGAAGAGCCGCCCGAAACAATTTACACAGAAAATATGGCTCGACTCATCGACCGAAAAGGTCATGCATGGATCACGATGACTCCCGTCGAAGGTATGACGTGGATCTATGATGTAATCTATGAAAAGGGAATCCTTGGCGACAAGAATATCGACATTACAGAGGTCGATATGGCCGAGAATCCCCACCTCGATCAAACCGAGGTGAAAGAATTCCTTGATTCGCTTTCAGAAGATGAAGCTGATGCGCGAGGTAAGGGCAAGTTTGTCCAGATGGGTGGACTTGTCTACAAGGCTTTCAATCCCAAGATTCATGTCATTGACGAAATTGATCCCCTTGAATTTAAGGGGCGAAATTACAAGCACTACATGTCTCTTGACCACGGCTTCAACAATCCAACGGCAGTGCATTGGCACGCCGTCAATCAAGACAACGAGGTCATAACTTTCGATGAGCACTACGAAAGTGGACGTATCATTGAATACCACGCGGCAGTCATTCATGCGAAGAATGCTGCCCACAATCGAATTCCAGATGTCAACATTTGTGACCCGGCTCTCGCCCAAAAGCAGGCTGTCACTGGCACGTCAATTCAAACTGAGTATGCAATACGGGGCATTGGGTTTGTCCTGGGAAATAACGATGTACTCACTGGGGTGGCAAAAGTTAATCAGTACCTTGCCCTTAGAGAAGACGGAACACCCTCCTGGCGCATAACGCGTAACTGCGCTAACCTGATTCGTGAAATTAGTCGCCTTCGTTGGAAAACTTGGGCGTCAAAAAAGCAAGCATCACAGAACAATCCATATGACCAAATCCACAAAAAGGATGATCACGCATGTGATGAATGCAGGTACTTCTTTAGCTTCATGCCAGAATTGAAGCAAACGATAAACTTGCCGGAGAAGTCTCCACTTCCAGCAATTGGAGGATCGTCAGCGAAACTTCCTGGGCATGGTTCTTGGAACACTGACCCTAATTTGAATCCCAGGGTTTTGTCTGATCGTGACAATGGTTGGCGGGTTGTTCTAAACGATGATATGTAGACATTGCGCAAATGCTGCTGACAATAACCTTCCAAGTTGGCACGCGGATTGTAATGGCTGTGATTGTCAGCATCATCCCGTAGGTACACGGCAAATCAAAAAGACGGAGGAAAATGACTGACCTCGATCCGGAGATCTGGAACAATCCGACTCTCGGTGATGCTGCTAACAATGAGAATCTTGAGCGTCTTGAAAAGCAGCAGCACGAAGACCGTGCAGCGCGCGTAGAAGGTCGAGAGGCGCGAGAAGTTATTGTTGAGCGGACTTACCCGGATTGGACTCCGCAGGTTCAGGAGCGCACGGGAACTGTTCCCTCAAACTATCAGTCGGTACATTTTGCCGATGAGAACCCGAATGACATTCCTGTAGATTCCGGAAGGCCGGATGAGGATGCGGGAACTGTTCAGGATGAGGAAAACAATGGAGTCTACTCCGATTCCAACGAGGAAGAAAATCTCGTGGTTGTCGAAGATGCAGAGGAAGAGAGTTCGGAAGCACCGGAAGGAAGCGAAGTTTCCGACGAAGCTGTCACGACTGAGTCTGATTCAACTGAGGAAAGTGATTCCACGAAGTGGACGTAACTAACATCGAAAGAGTCGATGTCGAAAAGGTGGCTGAGGAATTCCCTCAGTCACGTTTTCGTATCACAAATGAGCCGGTCCTGAATCCTGGCATCTGTGTTGTTTGCGGAAGTTCGGGCGGGGACGGTCGACAGTTCGCGGACTTTGGCAAGACGCAGGATTGGTTTGGCGTCTTTTACCTCTGCACTTTCTGTCTCGCTGAAGTTGCAAAGATGATGGGTTTTGCCACTTATGGCAATTACAATAAGCTTTTTGGTCAGTACGAAAAGGCTCTCCTGAATTACGGAAATGCGAATCTCGAAATTGAACGACTTCAGGAGCAGGTAAATGCAGCCCGCATACTTCTCCGTAACTGTCATTGTGATAACTCTGATCTCATCAGCAACGACAATATACCTGACGCGGTGGTTGTCGAAGATTCTGAAGGATCAGAGGGAAGTTCTGACGACGACAGCGAATCTTCTGGCGTCGAAGAATCTGGAGACTTTTCAGAGGCTTCAGTGGACGACGAAGGAAACAAGCCGAAGCGAACCCGTCGAGGAAGCGCCAATTCTTGACGATGAGGCTTTGGCAGTTTCTCTCGCCAAGCGTTACGAGAAGATGGGCCTGAACCCTAACATGGCCTACAATCAGGATGACCCTGACTTCATGACGGAATTCGGTTTCAACCGATAACTTTAAAAAGGAGGTGAATGGCAACATCTTCGGTTGTCCCCGGAGGGAACATTGAGCCGTATTCTCAGGAGCAACTTTCTCAGCTTGCGAGTCGCTCAAAAGATGCGGACTTTGCCAATCGTGTCATTTCGTGGACGAAGAATGCTCACCTCCGGTGCCGCACAATTCGTCAGCAAGTTGAACGTCAGTGGTATCTGAATCTCGCTTTCTACGCGGGGAAGCAAAATGTTCAGCTTCTACCTACTTCGAATTCTAATGGTAGCGGTGTTGGCGTTCGTCTTTACATTCCACCTGCTCCCTACTTTCGTGCTCGGCCTGTTATTAATCGTATCCGCCCTATCATTCGTACAGAGATATCTCGACTGACTGCTCAGAAGCCGAGCGCAACAGTTGTTCCCGCTACGAATGAAGACAAGGATCTTTCAGCCGCTCAGGCTGGTGAGCAGATCTGGGATTCCGTCTACAGGCAGCAGAAAATTCACGCCAAGTTCCGTCAGACAATTCTTTGGACTTTGACGACTGGCACAGGTTTCATCAAGACTTATTGGGACCCAACCAAGAAGTCAAAGCAGTGGCAGCCTCTTCCTCCTGAAGTTCAGGCAATGGCTCAGCAGATGGGTCTGCCTGCTGAAAATCCCCCTGACGGGGATTTCTGCTACGAAATGGTGACCCCCTTCCACCTTTTCGTGCCGGATATGATGCAGGAAGACATAGAAGATCAGCCCTATGTCATTCAGATTCAGACGCGCTCCCCTGAGTGGATTAAGCTTCGGTATGGCATGAAAGTCGAACCGAACACAATGGAAGCGTCCGACATTCTAAGTGACAGCTTCTTGAATCTTGTTGGCGCCGGTGAATTCAAGCGCGATTCTGTCATGTGCTATGAAGTTTGGGTTAAGCCCGGCAATGTAGAATTCATGCCCAATGGTGGAATGTTTACCATCATTGGCGATCAGCTTGTTCAGTACGTAGAGGGAAATCCGTACATTCATCAGCAGTACCCATATACAAAGATCCCTCACATTCCATCCGGTCGCTTTTACGCCGACAGCGTTGTGACTGACCTTGTTGCGATTCAGCGCGAATACAATCGCACACGAGGCCAGATCACTGAAAACAAGAATGCTATGGCCCATGAGCGACTTCTTGCGGCAAAGGGTTCCATCGACGCGTCAAAGATTACAACTGAACCCGGTCAGGTGATTCAGTACAATCTTGGTTATCCTGAGCCGACTCCCATGCCGATGCAAAACATGCCACCATATGTTTTGCAGGAGCTGGATCGACTTTTGATGGACTTCGAAGATATTTCGGGCCAGCATCAGGTTTCCAAGGGTCAGGTTCCTTCTGGCGTAACCGCTGCAACTGCAATTAACTTTTTGCAGGAGCAGGACGAATCAATGCTCTCAACGACTTATCAGGGCATTGAAGAGGCGTTTGAGAAGATTGGCTATCAGACGCTTTGTTACGTCAAGCAGTATTGGGATACTCCGCGACAGGTGAAAGTTACCGGCAAGGACGGAACTTTCAATGTTATGAGTTTTCAGGGTGCAGATCTTCGCGAAAATACTGACCTTCGGGTCGAAGCTGGTTCTGCACTTCCTACTTCTAAGGCTGCCAAGCAAGCTTTCTTGATGGACATGATGACTCAGGGCTTCATTCCCCCGGAAAAGGGCCTTGAGCTTATGGACATGGGTGGCGTAAGTAGGCTGTACGATGAAATTCGTGTGGACTTTGCGCAGGCTTCTCGCGAGAATATGCGAATGGCGTCCGTAACTCAGGAACAGATTTCTCAGTACGCAGCAACTTTTGTTGCAAAAGATCCTATCACTGGCGAACCGAATCCTGAACTGGGACTTGTTGACCCGAAGTCTGGTCAGCCACTTGTCGACATGGCAGGAAATCCCACAGAACCGCCGCTCATTGTTCCTGTCAATTCTTTCGATGCACACCAGGCTCACATTCAGGTGCACAACACTTATCGAAAGTCTCAGGAGTATGAGCAGCTTCCCCAGGAAACGAAGAATCTTTTCGAGCAGCATGTCAATCAGCACATGATGGCGCTCGGAATGATTCCTGGTCAGCCTGCTCCCCAGGACGGCCAGAATGCGGTAACATCAGGTGGAATGGAACAAGGCCAGGCCCCTGATGAAATGCTTCAGGCAATTGTCGCTGGAGGCGATCCGAGTCAAATGCCTCCAGAGCAAGGAATGGCTCCAGAAGAAGGCGCACCGCAAGAACAAATTCCACCGATGGGATGATTTAAATGGCAGATTCCCAGATGGGCGCACCCCGTACTAATTTCACCAATTCCCTCAAGGCTGTTGATGGAATGGGTGGAACTGGTTCCGGTCTGACGACTCCGGTAAATTACAGTTCCGTTTCGGCAATGCGCACTCGACTGGCAGCAGCAAATGCAGGCTATTACACCACTGCAAAGCTGAATGAAATGACTGTCAACGACATGATTTTCGCTCTCAGGTCGATTGACGACAAGACGACAATTTCTAGTCAGCAGCCGACTTCTACGGCATGAAAGTTTCCCACCAGCCGCTTCTTAAAGAAGTTTACGAGAAAGGTAAACCAGTGGCACAGATTCCTGAGAAGAAGCTTCCACCGTGGATGAACAAGAACAAGAATGCCACGGGAGACAAAACTCGTCAGGTGAAGTCTGAGGCTGCAAAGCGTCGACTTCAGGCCATGAGCGGAAAGAAGCCGGAGAAGTAGAATGAATCAGTCGCACGAAAAGGTCACGAACGACTTCGGGTTTCACCCTGCGACTGATATAACCGCAGAGATTCACAACGCGACTCGAAGCAACTTTGCAAATCTCGCTCACTGGGTGATTGACAATGTTCCCCCCAGCGACGCGCGTAGGATTTGCATCGAAAGGATTCGAGAAGCAATGATGTGGGCAAATGGTGCCATTGCTTGCGATGGCAATTCAGGTGCCCTTGTCGAGCTGGAGCATCCGCAGTAACTTGTAAATGGGTCTAGGGCCTCTTTTAGAGGTACGGGCCGGAAAAGGGGAAAAGTGGCTACACCGATTGATGACGGATCGGTACAGGGAACTGACGTTGATGGTGGAAACGAAAGTTCTCCAGGGCTAAATCCGGCTTGGGGTGAAGCTCTGAGTGCAATTCCAGAACAGTTTCATGGAGTTCTGACGCCGCATTTTCAGCAGTGGGACCAGGCAGCTCAGAAGCGAATTGAAAGTGCTAATGAGCAGCTGAAGTCTTACGAGGGTTACAAGGATTTTGTCGACCACGGCATTTCCGCTGAAGATTTGGCTCAGGGGTATCAGCTTATGTATCAGCTGAATACCAATCCGCAGGCTGTCTATTCTGCACTCGCCGAAGCTTACGGTCTCGGAGGAAATGAGGCCGAAAGCGAGGAAGTTGAGGAAGAGGAAGAAGAGTCTTCAACTTTCCAAGACCCGCGTGTCGACCAGCTCCAGGAAGGTTTGGATCTAGTCGCTCAGACAATTCTTGGACAGCAGCAGCGAGAAGAAGCCCAGAGGGCAGATGCTGAGCTTGATGCTGAAATAGAAGGTCTGAAGGCAAAGCATCCGAACTTTGACGAAAGGTACGTTCTTTCGCTGGTAGCGAACGGTGCAACTTTTGAGGAAGCTGCACAAAGCTACGAAAAGCTGGTCGGCAACATCCTTCAGCAGAATCCCCGCCCATTTGCCCCCCAGGTGATGGGAAATTCTGGCGGAGGAACGGGTCTCCCTTCTCAGGCAATTGACCCGCGAAAGTTGAGCGGTGTTGAGCGACGCAATCTTGTTGCTCAAATGGTTCAGCAGCAAATGAATTCATAAATTGGAGGCCCGTGGGGGCAACTCTTACTACTGCAACAAACATCCTCAAGGAAATTTACGAGCCGAAGATTCAGGATCAGCTTCAGAATGAGCTGACGACTTCTAAGCGGCTTGAGCAGACTTCCGAGGGCGTAACTTCCGAAGTCGGTGGAAAGTACGTTGTCTTTCCAATTCACGTGCGGCGTAACCACGGAATTGGTGCCCGACTGGAAATGGAGCAGCTTCCGACTGCCCAGAATCAGGGCTACGCAAGTGCGCGTGTCACCCTGGCTTATCTTTACGGTGCGGTCCGACTTTCCGGTCAGACCATGGAACTGGCAAAGACGAACGGTCAGGCTTTTGCTTCTGTTCTGGACCAGGAAATGTCTGGTCTTCAGGATGATGTCGCGAAGGACATGAACCGACAGGTTTACGGAACTTCTGTCGGCGCCCTGATGACTTCTTCTGCCGCTTACGCGGCAAACACCATCACTTCCACAAATACGCAGTACATGGAAGTTGGCATGGTGGTTGATGTTTATGATTCCACTGGCACAACTCAGCGTGCTACCGGTCGAACTGTTACGGCCGTAACTCCCACGACAGTTGTTCTCGATGGTGCGGCAATTGCTACCGGCGCGAATGGTGACATTGTCGTCCGTCAGGGAAACCTGAACCGTGAGACGATCGGTCTTCAGCAGATTGTTTCCGACACGGGAACTCTTTACAACATTGACCCCACTGTCGAGACGAAGTGGAAGTCTGTTGTAAATGCTAATGGTGGCACGAACCGTGCACTTTCTGAGTCTATGATGATTCGGATGATCGACGACATTCGTCAGCAGGGTGGAAAGACGACCCTCATCACGACGACTATGGGTGTTCGTCGTTCGTACTTTAACCTGCTTGTTCAGCAGCGAGAGTACAGCAATGTCACGGAATTTGAGGGTGGCTTCAAGGGCCTCAAGTTCACGACGGACAACGGTGAAGTTCCGGTCATTTCTGACCTGGATTGCCAGCCGAACCGGATGTACTTCCTGAATGAAAAGACTCTGAAGTACTATCGCGAAAGTGACTGGTCTTTCATGGACCGGGACGGCTCAAAGTGGCAGCGTGTAATTGGTTACGATGCTTATGACGCAACTCTTTACACCTATCGTCAGCTTGGCTGCCACCGTCGAAACTCTAACGGTATTGTGCGGGACGTTACCGAGAGCTAGACTAAGTTTGCGTCCGGTTGTGGGGGCGGACTATGGGTGTCAATCCCCATAGTCCGCCCCCTTTAACGTATTTGGAGGAAAATGGCTGCGACTGAATCTTTGTCCACAATGATGCAGAATGCTTACGCAAAGTTGGGCGACGGTTCTTACGCGCTTCAGGGAGTTACTGGACCTGTTGGAGAAACAGGTTTCGGCTCAGGGACTGTTGTCGCTCCTGGTGCAAATACTTTGATCGCTACGCACCAGCCCCCGCCCGATGCTGCTGGAAAGCTTCACCAGATTGAATGCGTAGTCTGGTTTTCTGAAGGTGTTCCCGCAGCTGCCGACAATTACAATGTTGGCTTCAGGTTTGGTGGAACACTGATTTCTAAGATTCCTGTTTTGCCCGTTCTGAATCAGCCAGCAAAGAGTGTCTTTTATTTCAAGGCTGCGGCAGGAACTCAGTTCGCAATTTATTCCGTAAATGCAGCAACCGCAGGTGTTGCCTACAATGGATTCATCACAGCCACAAGGATCTTTTCGTGACAGGAATTGACTTGACCGATGACGGTCATATTTACTTTCCCTCGAACGATGGAAAGAATTGGATATCCGAAAAGCAGCGACGGGTGAACGAAATCCTACAGGATTACGATTCGAAGCTTCAGCTGCAATGGATTCCCCCAGGCCGTAGAAACGAAAACGACGATCCTTTCCGTGTCGTTTGTTTTCCACCAAATGGCCGCCCGTATCTCGTGTGCACGGCACAAGAAGCTGATGAGCGCCTTTTGGCTACTGTCTTTGCCGCCGACCAAAAGAATCGATCCGGCAATTTGCTCACCTGGCTCGACAACTACAATAGTGCGAAGGAGATTTACAACGCAAAGATAAATCATGAACGCCGCCAAGAGCAGCATGAAATGGCGAAAGCTGTGATTCGAAACAACAAATCCTCCTACATGATTCATGATTCACGAGGGGAGCTGATTGACCTTGAACGTCCAGGACGTAGCGGATCGCGTACGACGCACATTTGGCGATGACGCTGGGGTTCAGGTAACTGACGCAGACATTTTCCGCTGGATCAATGACGCTCAGCTTCAGATCTCCATCGACAATGAAGAGTTGATGGAAACTGTCGCAACTAATGACATTGTCATGGGGCAGGCAGAATATCCACTTCCAGCTGACCTGAACACCCTGCGCTCTTTGATGTATAACAATTTTCGAATTCGGGGCCTGAGCTTCTCTGAGTTCAATGAGTACATTGACGGCTTCAAAGCTCCAGTTTCTCAGGGAGGCTATGGGAACGCAAAGCCTGAAGTTTTCATGATTTATGGCGGGGTTGTCACTTTGTTCCCCACTCCCAATGAAAGTATTACCAATGGCCTTCGACTTTACTATTCTCGTCACCCTGCAAGTGTAGGAAATCTGGCCGAAGGTCTGGGGCTTCCTGACAGGTACCACAATTCCATTGTTGAGTATTGCATGAAAATGGCATACGAAATGGATGAGGACCTGGAGAAAGCTGCCTACAAGAAGGGTGAATTTGAAACCCAGGTCCAGAAGCTCAAAGGCCAGGAAAAGTGGACTGAGCGGGAGTATTACCCGCGAATCACTATTCTCCCAGAGGATGACATGTATCTTGATGGGGGGATGATGAATGGCTAGTTCAGTCTCTGAGCTTCAGATCGGTCCGTATTCCGGAGGAATAAATACCTACTCCGACATGTCGGCAATTTCTGACAATGAAATGGTCGATTGCACCAACTTTGACATTGACCTCGACGGCTCTCTGAAAAGTCGGCCACCGTGGACTTTGCTCTATGGCGAAACTGTCACTTTGACAACGGGCACACTTCCGCCCGAGTCTCATCAGTTGATGTTGGGGAGCTTTGTTTATGAGGGCGTACAATTCCTCATCTTCAATTCCTGCCATACCGGAGTCTTCGCCGCTTGGGTATATTTCATGGGTGGCACGAATGATGGGACCATCCAAAAGATTGCCGACGGCACTTATCAGAGTGCCATACGCTACTCCGACGACATATATTTGGCTCCGGGGCCAGAAGGAGGAAGCACCTCCCTGGGAACCGGACAAAAGTACAGCCTCAATGATGGCCTCGTCACTGCATTGCCAAACATGCCGCGAGGCTATGCTGCGACAGTTTACAAAGACCGTCTATTCATCTCTGGTCGCCGAAGCATTGCCAACAGTTCTCGCTTGTTTTTCAGCGATCTGGCAAATTTCGGGAGCTTCCCCGGCTCGAACTTTTTTGACATCAATCCGGGAGACGGCGATGCAGTAAATGAACTTCTGGTCTATCAGGACAATTTGATTGTCATGAAGGACAACAAGACCTACGTGTTGTCTTATGACCAGGGTCCCGCTCAGGCAGTTTTGCAGAACATTTCGCAGACTGTCGGAGTGATGAACAGGAATTGCGCAGTCTCGTATGAGAACTCAATTTTCATGCTTCAGTACAATGAAGTTTATGAAATGACGAATTACACTTTCACGCGAGTTTCAGTTAAGGTTCCCTTTGAATATGATCACACTACTCCGTATGAAGGAGACACGGGAATTGACGAATGGTGGAAATTTGCTCAAAGTCTCTCACTCGTTGGTGACAGACTTTATGCAAGATTCTTCAATCGTCTATATGTATACCACCTACGACTTCGGGCCTGGACGCGTTACAAGAGTGATGATGAGTCCATTCACTACATTGGAAGAGCTGTTCGGCTCGACAACACAAATACTGGACTCCGCCGAGGATTTGACTCCTACGTTGCTTGCAGCGCTCTTGCGAAAGTCACCGACAGTGCCGGACTAGGAACTTCCGGAGCCTGGAAAGTTCACTGCAAGCTTTTCATTATGCAGGATCGCTACGAAGATGTAATTCTCGAGAATGGTCAGATTGTCCCGGCATACAAGGACATCAATTGTTCTATGACGACGAAGACTTACGACGTGGGACTTTCGCACCGATTCAAGCGACTCATGCATTGGGGAATCGACTGCATTACAGGTCGAGATGTTTCAGGGACTTTGTATCCATTTTCGATTGCGTATAAAGTTACCTGGGCTCAGCTTCATGCATATAAGTGGAGTCAGCTAAACACCTGGGCGTACCCACTTTTCGACATTCCTGAAATTGTGGTTTCTCAGCCACAGGGTGCAGGTTTGGCGCGTCGATTCATTAGGTTTGGCAGAAGTCTCCGTTTCCGACTTGTTCAGTTCAAGGTCGAAATGAAAACTTCCGGCAACACGACCGATGGTCCTGCGCGACTTTACTCAATCACTGCATTTATCGCTGGCAAGCAGCTTGCACCTAAGTCGGTGAACTAATGGACAGTTTCGGAAACAAAAGAGTTCCCAACAAGCCGCCAGGTTTCAAGGGATTCAATAGTTACGCCGCTGGCAAGAAAGTGTATGGCGGCGGAAGGTCAATGCCGAACATTGGCAGAGTTTCAGGCTCCGGACAAATGGGCTACAATGAGCGGGATAACAAATCTCGTGCCATGAAGTCAGCGGTTCTTCGCCGACTGAAGGGACAAATGTCCGGAAGTCCGATGAGCCCTGACATTATGCTTGGTGACCTGAAGAGGGGAAAGTGAGTGGCGACAAAGAGGCCAGGTTACAAAAAGACTGTAGCCATTATCAACAAACCTTCAGACTGGCTCTTTGGTAGTAATAAAGTAGGTAGCAAATATACCGCATGGAACACCTATGGCCAGGGAAAGCCTGACATGGGTAAAGGTGTTGGACCCGGAGAGCCTTTTCATAAAATTCAGAAGACTGTACTTAGGTCTGGCGGTCCAGATTGGAAACCTTCTCGACCGTCCGGGCCGGAAGTTGTTGGTCGTTCCACAACTTCTGCCAAAAATGACCCACGAACTGAGGCGATTCGACGCAGGTTGAGGGGACTGTAAATGGCAATTGTAACCGGAGCAGCGAAACCAATCATTTCAAATGTCGGCGAAACAAAGCCACCTGCAAAGCCAAAGCCGAAACCTGCCACAAAGCCTAAGCCAAAGCCAAAGCCCAAGCCGAAGTCAAAGTCCAAGAAGAAGCAGTCGGCAACGGCGAAGTATCTTGCTGGAGACACAACTTACCAGCAGCAGCTTTCAGATTACAACAAGTCGAAGGCTGATTATGAAGCAAATTACAAACGGCAGACCGGCATCGTCAATCGAGACTATACGGAAAGTCAGCGAACGCTCAATCGCCAGGGCGCGCAAGACAGGCTCGACCAGCAAAATGATTTTGCCGGACGGGGTATTTTGCATTCGGGTGTTTTTGCCAAAGCTCTTGGTGACTACAACACCGAATTCAACTCCCGAATGAAAGCTTTGACGACAGGAAAGACTGACCAGATTGGTGATCTGGGAGCGCAGCGAAAGAGTTTCCTGAGTCAGCTCACAACTGAAATGAACAATGCCAAACAGGATGCGATTCGTCGCCGGGCCGCTAAATTGGGGATTTGATGCCAGACGTTCGAATTGAAAACCAGTCGAGTAACAAGCTCGGCAACAACAAGAACAAGAAGAAGAAGACAAAGAAGAAGAGCAATCGAGGTCTCGGTGCGGCAGCCGGGGCTTTTGGCAATTTCGGTGCAGCCAATGCTCTTTTCGGCGCAAAGGAGCAGGCGAGTTCTCTCGCTGAACTTATTGAAAAGCAGGCTGCGGCACAAAAGCGTCAGGCAGTCGAAAAGGGTCTTGTTGATGGCATCGCATCACCTTTCCAGTCGCTCCAGGATCAGCTTTTCAACGCAGTCAATGCGATCAATGTTGCACCGACCCCTCTTGAAACTCTCCGTCAGATGGCTCAGTCCCAGGTTTCGGCACAATTTGATCCGCAGATTTCTGCACTCGTAGATGAAATGGGAATGCGGGCCGATCGTGGAAATCGGTCCATGAAAGATGCTAGGGGAATGTACGGAGCTCTGGCGAAAGATTACATGGCTCAGCTTCCTGAGCTTACACAGCAGTTTGCCGCTGAAGATCAGGCCGCGAATGCTCGATATGACGATGCTCAGAATGTTCTGAAAGAGCAGTATCAGGACAATGCGAATGAGCAGGATGCAGTTTTGAAGCGCCTGGGAATTCAGGCTGCATCGCAGGACGCTTCTCAGCAGGCTCAGGAAGATCAGGCTTATTTCCAGAGTCAGATGGAACTTGACCAGCAGCAAAACATGAGCGCTCTCAATGAGCAGCAGAATGCTGATATGAGCTACACTCGAAATCTGAGCAACAATGCAAAGATGGCGGGCGAAAACACCGCTCAGGAAATTCGTACTGCGCTTGATGAATTCATGAACCAGGCGAATGGTCAGGTGAATTCTCTCAAAGCTCAGAAGGGTTCTGCGATTGAGGCACTTCTTGCTCAAATGCAGGCGCAGGATCAGCAGCGCATGGAGACTTCGCGTCAGCAGGAATTTGACAACATGATGAAGCTGTTCAATTTCCAGCTTCAGGCGCAGAATTCTGCTGCAAAGTACGCTCCGAGTGACAACAGCATGGCTCAGCAGTTTGGCGCTGAAGGAACTTTGACAACGGGACTTGCTGGAGCGAGGAACTATCTCGCCAGTCAGTATCCGGATCAGCCAATTCTTGCGTCGAATCTCATGGAGCAGCTCAACGACGTACTTTCTAACAAGCAGGTCACTCAGGGAAAGTTCATTCTTGAGCCTGGTGACGAAAGTATGGGCCGCGCTCCAAAGTACAGTGATGTTGGCCAGGAATTCATGATGGACCTTCTCCGACGAGAGTTCGAGAAGGAAGGAAGTCGTTACTCTACTGGCAACATTAACGCTACTATGGAGGCTCTCCAGGCGTATCTTGGAAAGCTGAGGTGAAATGGTTTACAAGCCTCTTGACCTAAGTTTCATTGCACCGCGAACTTCTATTGAAGGTGAAAGTGTTCGCAATACGGCTGCAATGATTATGGCCAATGCAGGTTGGTCAAAGCCGTCCCAGGTAACCCTAAAAGAAATCGCTAAGCTGAACAAGGAATCTAAGGCTGCAAATAGGCAGACAGCTCTGAGCAGTCTTTTTGACCTTCTTTCTACGCCACTTTACGGGGTCGCCAATGCAATGGATGAGGCTCTTGCAGGTCACCAGAGCGATCCAAATGATTCAGTCGTGGAAGACATTGGCAAAACAATTGGCGGAGTCTTCACGGGTGCTGGAAGAGGAATCGGCGCAGGATTGCGAGGAGCTTCGGGCCTACTTGATGCAGTACCGGGTGTCGATATCAATGATGAATGGCAGTCTGACAAGTCTGACAAGACACATTTCTCCGACGTAGCAATTCGCAAGACGACAGGAATGTCTACTGCGGATGCTATGAAGCCTGAGAATTGGGACGAAGTCAAGGGAATTCTTGACAAGGTCAATCAAAAGTCTATGTGGGATAAGACTTTCTTTGAACTTGCAATTCCTGATGACCTTGATTCTCCAGACGCGCGAGAAGACTATTTTCGCAATCAGATGCTGACAGGAATTGCGTCAGACATTGGTGGCGACCCGCTGAACTTCCTTCTTCCTGGATTCGGTGCCGCTCGAAAGGGTGCACAGGTTTCTAAGGAACTGACGGAAGGCTTGGACGCCGCCAGGGCTGGAAATCCTGCTGATGAAGCAATTCTTAAGGGTCTCGACGTAAAGGCTACTGACAGAATTCCAGTCAAGCCTGACATTAATTCTACTCCCCCGGTCGGGATTATTGGTCAGACTCCAGATTTTGTGCCCAAGTCTTCAGTGAAAGCTGCAAAACCTGCTTCTGAAGTTCCTCCCAATCTTGCAATTTCCCCAGAGGATCAGATTGGGGTTGCAGAACAAATTGCAAAAATGATGAGGAGTGGAGGTGGGTGGTCCTATCGCGTAGGCAGTTATCTCAACTATGCCTTCGAGGGGGTCCGCTTTCCAAATACTCACAAATTCCTAGACGACATTAATGAAGTTCAGAAGACTCTTGGGACTTCTCCAAGCCAGGAAGAATTGGTGAGGTCTCTCACTAAAACTCTTTCTGACGACGTAATGATTGCGGCTGGCCATTCCGCCGATGAAGCTGGAGAAGCTGCGGCAAAGGTTGGCGATGCCGTTCCTCCGGCTGCAATTGGAGATAAGGGAAAATATAAAACCCTCGCCGGAATTGGCCGTCGTGAACTTCCCAAGCAGGGAATTGTTCTTGGTGGCGCAGATCAGGCAAAGGTCGTCAAGCAGATTGTCAATCTTGCCAGCTCTGGAAAGAAGAATTGGAAGTATGAAGCTGCGAGGATTCTTGCGGCTCATCCCAAGGTTCAGTGGACAAAGACTGAAGAACTTCTCGAAAGGGCTTCTCAAGTAATCAAGGAAGTCGGTCACAGGGGTGCAGAAGGTTTGGCGCCCGCCCTTCGAAATAGGGTTGCCGACGACGTAAAGAACACCAAGATTCCAGTTGAAGTTGAGCGTCGACTTTCTAACGAACTTCGCGCTGAAGAAATTGGACTTCGTGTTGGCCCAAAGCTCAAGGTAAAGGAAGCTCAGCTTGCAAACCGAGTCGTCAGGAAATTCGAAAATGAAATCTTGGGACGCGGTAGGGCTCCCGGCACTTATGAGGGGCTTGCAAAGGCAATCGCACGAGGAGACAATGTTCGATATTCAGGTCCTCAGCAGGCCCGAATGTGGAACCTCATCACCACAAATCTCAAGTTTGGAAACGCCGCTAAGTATGATAAGGCAGTTCGGATTCTGCGGAGTGTTGAGGATTATTTCATCACAAAGGGAATGATTCCGCAGTCTGCCGCAAAGACTGCTGAAAGCGTTCCACTCCGACTTTCTGAAGTCGCCGAAGCTCTTGGCCCACGGTTCCTGGGAAGTAGCCACGCCTTCATTACGGGCATTCTCCGAGGTGACCCGAAAGCTCTGGCTCAGCTTTCCGAGGAACAGATAAATGCACTTCAGGCACTTCGTGCAAAAGGTGCCGTAGAAGCTGCACCTGCTGTCAATCGAGGAATTGGCTCAGGAAAGCAGATCCTCGAAGAAATTGACCGCTCCAAGCTTTCCGCTGGCCGAGCAAAAGACCTCATCAACAAGGCAATTGATTCCGCAAAACTTGTTACTGCCAAACTTGGTGGTGGCGATTCTGGCGCACGAGTCACCGACGCCTATCTTTCAAATCTGACCGGTAGGAACAACCCTGTTGAGGGTGTTCTCAGAAGTCAGAAATTGAAGACTGAGGCATGGCTTGGCACTACTGGAAAGTCTCCTGTTCACGGTCCCAGGAATGTTCGCATGGGGGCCGGAAAGGGTGCCGGAAAGGTAGGAGGAAAAGCTAGTGGTGCTGTTAATGATCCTAACTTTGTGCGCAGCGTCACCAATGCAATTTCACGCGCTGCGGACCTTCCTCCGTCCAGTCGACTTGGCGGAGTTTCGGGAACGGCTGCACTTGTAAAAGAGTGGCTTGGAGCGCGATTTAATGCCGCTTATGGGGTTCAGGACATGCGCCCCATTTACCTTCGTGAGCAGGGTTCCGCACTTTCAACTGTTGGCCGTCGCGCACGCCTTTTGAACAATCTTGCCCGTACTTTTGACCCCAAGGACGCAGATCTTTGGCACGAGGCAATGAGGGCTGCGCAACAGAATGGGGTATCTAGTGGTCAGGTCGCAAAGCTCCAGTCTGAAATTGCAAAGGTCATGGAAAACCTTTTTGGTGGAACTGGCCTTCGTACTGGTGCCATTGCTGACTCTACCGTCGTTGGGCGTAATCGCCTTCTTCTGGATGAACTCAACTCGAATTTGAGGCGGTTCGGACTTCCGGAGTATCAATTCGTTGCACAGAAAGTTAAGGACGCCGCCGGCGTTGAACGTGACTTTTCCAAGGGAATTGATTGGACAAAGTCATGGGAAGTTTGGGACATTAAGGACCCGTACAAGTTTCTTCACCAAGTGCAGAATGCTGTCGAGCACACTGTGCGCGAGAAGAACATGTTCGACGAAATCATTAGTCGTTTCGCGTCACCTCACAGGAGTGACGACGTAAAGTACGGCGTGAATCACCCCAGACTTCGCGGCTACTTCTTCACTGAAGAAGGTGCACGGCAGGCTCAGCAGTTTGCTAAGTTGCTGGAAGAAGTTTCTACGCCAAACGCAAAGTCACTTCAGTACTTCGACAATGTGCTTTCAAAGCTGAAAGCGTCGCTGACTATTTACATCCCTGGTCACCACTGGACAAACCTGATTGGCGACATTTATTTCAACTGGATCGCTGGAGTCAACAAGCCAATTCGCTACGAGCAGGCCATGAAAACTATGCTTGCCCAAAAGGGCAGGTATGGCGAATTTGCCGAAATTGGCACGCGCAGTGCGAATAGTTTTGAAGCTTTGGCTGGTCCACAAGCTTTGGAGCAGGCAGTCGCTCGAAGTGTTTTGAACGAAGGTGACTCAGGGCTCAAAATTCCAGCCGCTGGCAATAAGGTGATTGTCACCATGCCAAACGGCACCAAAGTCACGGCAGACATGATTTACACCGCTGCCTACCGTGAAGGAATTCTGCCAAGTGCGCGAGTGCTTGAAGAAGTGGCCAGTGATGTTTCAACAGTTCTCGACAAGTTCCGACCCCTCGGAGGAAAGGGGCAGCGAGCGGTACATACTATTTCAGAAGTTCGAGACCACATCCCCCGACTCGCCCAATTCATTGACGGAATCGCAAAGTCCAAGGCTAGCTTCACTAATGCGGCTAGCGCGAGCGCACGAAGCGTCCGAAAGTGGCACCCCGACGGAATTGACCTGACAAAGTTTGAGCGCAATTTCATGAAGCGAGTTTTCCCGTTCTACTCTTGGACGAGAAAAGCTATTCCGCTTGCTATTGAAAGTGTGATTTTTGCCGGTCCGAAGGTTATGGCATATCCACGCTTGATGGAAGCCATTGCCCTCAACAACGGAATTAGCCCGAACAATCAGACAACTGACATGTTCCCCACTGATCAAATGTTCCCCGATTGGGTACGTGATCGAGGAATTGGCCCAATCATGGGTGGCGCTGGAGCCTATCGGGTAATTAACCCGTCAACTCCTGTGCTGGACATTATGGCAATGTTGGGTCACCCTGGTCAGACAACAGTCGACATGTTGAACCCAATGATGAAGGTGCCAATTGAAATGGGTCAGGGTCAAACCCTTGGGCGAAATGTTCCAATCGGACACACAAATGAACAGTGGCTTGACTATATGGCCAAGCAAATTCCTGTCGTGTCCCAGGCCGGTCGAGTTTCAGGGCAGTTTGGCGTTTCAGAGAGTACAAAGTCTGAAGGTTTCCCGAACACGACAAACATTCTGAACCTTCTGACTGGCGCAAAAGCCGTTGACACTGGAAAATACCAGAAGAGTGCACAGTTTGACTTGAGGGAATACTTCAAGAAGAAGGCGGAGCAGAACTTTAGGTGAAGCCAAAACATAAGTGCAATGAGTACACATATTACTGTCCGATAGATGAAAAGTTGCTGCATTACCATGAGCCAACTAATACTCACGCTTGCATGAATCCGAGGTGTGAAAATAGTTCAGGTTTCGAATTGGAGGTGAAATGGCAACGCCCTTCATGCAATTCAAAAACAAACTGGGCATCGGAAAGTCGTCCCTAAAAGGCGTCGGTTACGACTATATGCCGACCATTATGCAGCAGGGGGAAACCACTGACAGCATTGGTCAAAGCGTGCTGGACAAGTTGGGCACCAGAAAAGAAACTGGCGCTTCAATTTATGGCGCCCTGCGACAGCAGGGAACAAATCGCCTTGCGACTGATCTAGTCAACAAGTCGGCTGGCCTGAAGTTTGATGAATTCGGGAAACCTGAACTCAATCTCGGAAACTTTGGGGACGCCGGGAAAACGGTTCTCAAGGGAATCAGTCGACGCGGTGACCTAGCTACACAAACGGCGGAAGCTAAAAGAGCGTATCAAAATGCTGTCAACATGCAAAACATTGGCAGCTACGGCTTTGGAAGCTACGAGGGAAGTTCAGCTACTGACATTCCTGGCGCAGCTTCCGGGAACATTGGCGCTCAAATTGCCGCTAAAGCAATGCAGGTCGCGAGAAATAAAACGCCTTACGTATGGGGTGGAAATAGCCTCAGCAATGGCGTAGATTGTTCTGGTCTAGTCCAGCAGCTTTACAGGCAAATGGGAATCTCTGTTCCCCGTACAACTTACGAACAGGCAAAGCGCGGCAAACAAGTTCCAGTCAGCCAGATTCGTCCCGGCGACCTTGTCTTTTATAGGCCCGGTTCTCGCGGACCTGAACATGTTGGCATTTACGTCGGCAATGGGAAAATTGTTCACGCCGCAAATACTCGACTTGGCGTAATTCAGTCGAATCTCACAAACAGCAACGGCGCTCCAATGTTGGTGCTGCGACCTTACTAGTGAAAGGGGTGTGAAGATGGCGGTAAGTTTTGGTCAGGATGACAAGTTGAATTCTTTCATGAATCGACTGGGACAGATCGGACAAAGTGGAACATATACGCCCCAAATGAAGCTCCCTAAGCCAAAGCCTCAGGCGGCCCTACAGGCGTTCGCGGGTCTCGGTTCAGTGCCTGGTGTCAGTTCGGGAGTTACCGCCGGTACAGGTGCCATTCCGGGCGATCTCGGCCGTCTCATGCGGGCGATCCGGGGGCAGGAGTCGGGGGGCAACTACCGGGCTACCAACCCGTCCGGCGCTTCTGGGGCGTACCAAATTTTGCGTTCCAACTTTGAAGGAAATGGCGGTTGGGACCGCGAAGCTTTGGGTTATGACATTAGTTATTCCCAGTTCATGAATAGTCCTCAAATTCAGGATGCCATTGCCAAGTACAAACTTGGCCAGTACCTGAAAAGTCGTGGCATGGCTGGAGCCGCTGCAACTTGGTACGGCGGCGATTGGGGCTATCGAAACATGTATAGCAAGAAACCTCAGAATGGCTACCCGTCAATGTATGCGTACGTCATGAGTGTTTTGAACAGAGCCTAAAAAGGTGGACCATTAGCGACGAGTACCCGAAAACATTTCGTGAAGTCGGCATAATGTTGACGGAAGTAAAGAATGACATTCGGGAAATCAAAGCTGGCCAGCAGAAAGTGATTTGGTGGGTCGCTGGCATGGTCGGCTCACTCCTGGTAGGGGGCGTGCTGGGATGGGTATTCCAGAAATAAGTGTCAACCAATTTAGGCATCCCTAACTCACCTGCCTTATGCGGGCCTTAAGTCGGGCAAAGTGGGTAAAGTCGGAAGTTGTGAAAAAACTGTCAGACACGTGCATCGTGGCTAGACACAAGGGCACCAGACGTTCTATCTTGAACATGTGCCTAACCAATTCAGTTGGCAAGTAGGCGCAGCGTGCAAAGGTGCCCCGTCGTATTTGTTTTTCCCTGAAGAAATGCAGCGGGAAGGGTTTCAGGAAAACCCGTTGTATCGGGGAAAGAAGGCGGAAGATTTCTGCGCTGAATGTCCTGTGCGTGAAATATGCCGTGAGTTCGCTGTATTGCACGACAGTGAAGGCATATGGGGGAATATGTCGGACCGTCAAAGGGACCGGCGATATTCAAAAGAAGAGCGGTTCGAACTCCGAAATGATTTGGAGGATCTGGGGCGGTACAATCCGCTCTACGGTCATAGTTGAAGTGGCCTTCGACTAGTCTAGAACGCAAGAAACCCCCCTGGCGAATTCAGGGGGGTTTCTTGTTGGCTAGGTCAGACTAGAACATCTTATCTTGCCCGTTGAAAGTGATCTGATCGACCGTATTGATGAGACCCTTGTCCATCATGAACTTTGCGCCATGACAGAAAGCTGACTTGTCATCCGGCGGGTGGCCCTTTGGGAGTGGGAATGGTGCCCACTTTCGAGCCATCGGCCAAACTGAACTTGGCTCCTGCATAAAGACTGGCGCTTCAAGCCATTCGGCAAGAAGTCTCACGCGACCAATCATTTGCGAGGTCAGCATTTCATTCCACTGGAACCTAGAAGAATCCCTACCACCACGAGAAACCGTGTCGACCCTGAAGTTCTCGATGACGAAAAACAAGTTGTGAGGGTTGTTTCTGAACTTGTCGTAGCCATCGGTCGTTTCCTTAGCCTGAAAGATCCCCCAAATGAACTTGAGGAGATCACTCAAACCCTTCGGACCTTCGATCTGCATAAACTTCAGATCCGCCGAACCCGTTGGCCCATTGCCCTCTTGCGTGAAATATGCGATACCGTTGTTCTTGTCGCCGGGGTCAACGGCGATGATGTGTCGTTTAGGACTGTCAGCCACTTTCCATCCTTCGCGCATTCGGGACAATACTGATCACCGAATCTTGTTGTCGTCTCCTCTGGGAAACATTCGTTATCACAACGAACGCATTCCCAGGTCAGCTCATTTCCGGTCAATCTGCTCATCCGGTACCTCCGAAAGAAGTTTCTGGAGAGCTGTCTTTGTTGCGGGCTGAACTCTCTGAAAGTAAGGCGAACCCTGGTCGGCCATCTTAATTCCTGCCCGACAGAGAGCTTTCAGAGCCTTCACTTCTTCGGTGCTGAGAACAAGTACGTGATCACTCATTCTTCGTCACCCCCTAGATTTCCGAAATCAATTCCCTTGAACGCGTCAGCAATGCCATCTGTAGCAAGTTGCTTGTTGATGGCGCGCCTTTGCTCCTCGGTCATTTCAATCGGGATCGCGTCACGACGGAACATAAGAGGTTCACCCTTGTCGACTGCTGCTTTTGAAGTCAACTTTGCCTTGAAAGCGCCAGCATTTGCGCCAAAGCGAGCTTTCGCGTTGACCATATGCATGACCTTCTCGACATTCGTTCCGTCGCCTGATTTGATTGTTTTCTTTCGCTGGGCTTCATCTTCCATCATCATGATGACGGACGAGGCACTTTGACCGACACCAGCGTGACCAAACAACTCATTGATGTTTGCATTCTCTGGGTTGTTGATCATTTCAATTGTTGGCTTCCGAGTGTGGGCCACCACAATCATTGCCAGATTGAAGCGAGAGCGAATCTTGTAGAGGAACTTGATGCTTTCGTTGACTTGTTCGTCATTCTTCAGACTTGATGCGAAACTCACTGAAGCGGAGTCAACCAAAAGAAGGTTAATTCCATACTCCTTTATGAGTAGTACAAGGTCTAGCTGGTGAGTAGGATTCCAAAGTTCAAGCGGCTCAAAGTCCGAGTAACAAAGGAACCTATCCATGAAGGCTTTTCTTTCCTCATCGGAAAGCTTCGGATACATGTGATGCAACCGAAGTTGAAGTTCCTTCTTTGGCATTTCGAGGGAGAGGAAAAGAGCCTTGAAATTTTCATTCCAAGCTGGACCCAATTGCCATGCCAGCGTCCCCCTGCCGTTGATAATGTCACCAGCGACCTGAATTGCAAGGATCGTCTTTCCACTTCCTGACGCTCCTGCAACATACATAAGACCCGTATCCGGAAGCAAATCTTGGATGACAAATTCTAGCTTTTCGTCATCTTCCATCACGTCAATGATTGACGTGACTTTCCTCAGACCGGCTTCCGTCGTGACCTTGACTTTGTTCGCCAAGTCTTCTTCAGGAGAAACCTGCTTTGGGATGAGAGATTCAGACAGGAAAGTGTTGAGATCTTCCCCATCTTCTTCTGCATCCGCAAAGGCAAATTCCTCATCCACGTCGGGTCCTTTCTTTCACCGGAGGAACAAAGGGGAGGCCCCCAGAATCATAGGGGGGGGGTCTATGGATTCTGGGGGCCGGTATGCGTCAGCTAATTAGCTGAGGTTCATGAAGATATCCCCGGTGCCGAACATTTCCTCGTCCGGGTTTTCGACGTCCTCGACAATCGCAATGTTCA